GATACTTACTCTCTGCTACCTTTTTCTTGAATTGTGCTATCTTTGTAGTATTATCTGTATCAAGATGCCATACTCTAACTGGATATATATTTCTATGAAGCATTGTCTTAAAATCATTCATAGCCTCATTTCTTGCTAGTATAATCCATTCAACTGCATCAATTATACTTGTCCCATGAATTTCATCTGCTATTCTATTTCTTGCAAAGTGTAATACATCTTCAGGATATAATGTTTTTGGCTTGCCATCTTTGACTTTACTCATCACTTCATACTTACTAATGATGCCCTTATCATTTGCATAAATCTTCATAATTGATGGGTCTAGTGGCTTTATATTGAGTAATTTACCATCATCATCTCTTATTATTTCTGCAAATGCATCTCCATATATATGATATTCTCTTATCATATTTTCAAGAATTGAGTTGAAGGTATCTACACCTGTTCCCTTAATTACTGATAATCCTAATTGAGTTAATTCACCTGCATCAAATCCTTTTCCAATTGTCCAAGTAGCTTTTGCATCTATTGCTATCTTTAATTCAGGAATTGTCTTATAATAACCAAGATATTGAGATGCCTTTGTATTCACATACATTGTCTCCTTTGCGCCTGTAGCTGCATCAGTTGATTTTGTTGCTACAGAATAATCTTTAAAAGTGACTGCATTATCTCCTGTTGCTGACTGTGCTATATCTGAGTATGACATTATTGTTTAACCTCTGTATTTAAAATTATCTTGTTTATTTTTGTTTCTAACTCTAATTGTTTTTTCTCAATTTCTTTTACCTTATTCATAACTTCATCATGTAAATCTTTAAATGTTATCATTGTCTTGTCACCTTCATATATGAATTTGCACCCACAGTAATAGTATCTCCACCAGATGAACTTGATACAGCCCATTTAAATTGTAAATTACCTGTTGTATTACCTGTCTTAACCCATCCTTTTATTGTTGATAGAAGAAAACTATTTCCAAGTTCATCAGTTTCATTAGAACCAAAAGATGTTAAGTTTAAGTTTACTGTAATAGGACTACCTTGTGATATTATTGTATTAAATACACCAATTGCATTTGTTGGTGCACTAAATGTATATTTTATAATATTACTAGTCGGATTTGACTTTAATAATAAATTCAATTCAAATTCATAAGTACATTCTGCAGACAAACTCATAAACAATTCATCATCATCTTGCAGTGTTGTTGTAGTTTGTCCTTCATCTACTAATTTTATCACAATTCTTGGTCTTAAAGCTTGTTCTGCTTCTTGTATAAAGTATTCATCAGCTGCATCTTCTGCAGTATTTTCAAAAACATTATCAACATTTAATACCATTATGGACTTACTCCTGTTTGAATAAAGGTTTGAGCTTCTCTTTCTTTTAATATTGCTAAATCTCTTAAGTAAGCATCTCTTAGAACATTAATACTATCTTCTGCAACTATTCTAGTTGGAAATCCTTGATAATCAAAATTAATTGCATATATTGCTGCCATATTACTTGCAGCATCTGTCAACATTGTTCTTGTACCTGATGTTAATGCCTGAAACTCTGCTGCAGTTGATGCAAATACTCTTCCAGATGCTACATTAATGACACCTTCTGCCTGAGCAATAAAAGAATTAGTATAGATGGAACCTGTCTTAATTGCTGCTGAACATCCTGAACCTGCTTTCCATACTACATCTGAACCTGTGCAATAAATTCCTGTATCTGTCATTTTGTTTATTTTACCTTAATTTCCTTATTTATTTTAAGCTACCCATATATTTAAATCCTTTGATTTCAAACACCATGCAGCTCTTACAATTGCTTCTGCAATATGAGTATAATTTCCAAATATCTTGAGTTTACCTTCTTCATACTCGTACTGAATGGATTTTAATGATAATAAGATTTCTTTTTCATTGAATAGCTGTATTCTACCTGATTCCATTGCTCTTAATAAATTATGATAGAGGTCTTCCTTCATCAATTTCTTATGAAATTTCTCATTGTAATCTATACTTCTTGCTTGGTTGTCAATACTTACTATTTTTCTTCTTAATTGTTCATCATCAAGAAGTATATCAAATACACCACCACCAACTCCTCCTGTATCTATGTATATCTTTTTGTAATCATGTGTCTTGTCTGCATTCTTTACTCTTAATGCTGTTTCTGTGATGAGAGATTGTTTGGATATTTCCATATCAGTTTGTACTAATATATCGTTTACCTTCTTCATACTTACTATAACAGTATCATCTTCTCCTAACCTTGCTATATCTACCCCACAGTATGATTCTGATTCTCCAGAGGGCGAAGGAACATTTTGTGAGACCCTCTGGAGTGTGAGACATGATTGAATGATGTCTGTTGGAAAGTATTGACGAACCTCGTCAAGGAAGATTGCTTGATACTCTTGAGCATATTCAAGTCTTGTCATTGTTTCTTTTTGTGACTGTAAGAATGATGTATTATGTCTTGGACAATTTTCTGCAGATACATAAAACTTTGTAAAATCATCTCTTTTGCTGCATTCATAAAAGAAACCCTCTTTACCACGAGGTGTAGAGGATATATCTAATGTACCACCTGTTACTGCTAACATTGGCATTGTTGCTATAAAAACTTCTCTTGCCATTGGTGCTGCTTCATCTATAACAAGGTCTGTGACTGTATATGTTCTTATACCCTCTCCTTCAAGACCAGCAGCATAACACATAATACGAGAACCATTTTTAAGATGTATTTCATGCTTTGTTGGTTTTTTGCTACCTTTACATATCATTGTAGGATTGGTTGCTTGTATAAACATAAGGGTCTTGAAGAATAGATTGTATGCCTGCTTTTCTGTAAATGCTATCATTAAAATTGTTCTGTTAGGTAAATCACAAGCTCTTCTTCCAAATTTAATAGACATTGCTGTAGTCTTACCACATTGACGACCACATAGAAGGAAACAGTTGCCTTGAGTGGTTATGTACTGTTCTTGCCATGGGTCTAGTGTAAGCCATGGTTTTAGTATGTCGTATTTGATTGTTTCCATTTTGATTTGTTATGAAAAATTTTTTTATGATGATTATATATATATAATCAGAAAAAAAAATAAATATTATTTATTATAATCTGATAAAACACATGTTTACTTCATATCCTCCAGATGATTACAGATAGGTTCAAGCCATCCAAGACTGTCTGCTATCCTCTCCAATTGATATGCTATCTCAAGTAAAACATACTTATCAGTCATACATTCACCTTCTTTTACATATTTCATGATGATTTTACCTCCATTTTGCTGCTTTTTGATTGAAATATCCCCACAATATGTCTAATGATGCTACTAATGATGGGTTTGACTCCCTAAAGTCAAACTCAGATATAAGGAGTATGAAGTAGATTTGATTTATGGGGATATAACACCACTTTTTATCCTTATTTTAGCTAAAACAATGATTAAATTATATAATATAATCAAGTTATTAATCTTATTAAGTTATTAAGTTATTAATTACCTATATAAAATAATAACATAATAACCATATACCTTATATCCCCTTAAAGGGGGATTATAAGGGTATATATTTGGAATCTTATTAATTAATAAGAAAAGTTATTATTTAATAACTTAATAACCTACTTCAATCTCATATAATGTCCATACTCTTTGTTAGACATAATATCCTCCTTTTCTAGTAATTTGAGTGCTTTTGTCAAGTTTGCATCAGTTGTCTTTCTATCAATAGCTTTACATATTTCTTCTTTTTTATAGCTCTTACCTATCTCCATAAACCCTATCAATTTCTCTTTTAAATCATCTATAACACAAGATTTCATCTCTTCATGAGCCATAGCATTATAACCTGCAATATCTCTTTGTAAACCTATAATTATCTTATCTTCATTTGCAGAATCTCTTGCATAAAATACAATATCTTCTCTATCATCATTATCCCTTTCCTTATCTTGTTTAATCCTGAACAATGTTCTATCTAAATTGTCCCTAATAACATAAAAGCTCTTGTCAGCCATATATTCCCAATCACCACTACCTCTAAAACCTTGACCATTCTTACAACTATGATGTATCAAACTAAATGCACAACCATGCTTTTCCATCAATGGACTAAGATTTTCAAATATCTTCTTAACATCTTTACTATCACCATCTCCATTACTCATCATTCTTATCATACTATCACAAACAACCAATACAGGCTTGTATGTTCCTAAAATAATATCCAATCTCTTAAACCATTCATTATCCTTTTCCCCATCTAATTTAAAACCTTGTTTACATATAACATTAAAATCAATGAACTCTTTTGTGTCAATCTCTAAACCATTACAAATCTTAACTAATCTAAATTTCATTC